AATGGCGATTGATAACTTGGCATTAGCAGGAAATTTAGTATTTGATATTGATGAAACATTATTAGTTCCAGGACAGGATATGAAAGTATTTCCTGGAAAAATATTTAGAAGGCAAAGTGGTCAACCAGGTCAGGCAATTCATGGAGTTAAATTTCCAAATACTGCACATGAAAATTTAATGATGTTTGATAAGTTTAGACAACTTGCAGATGAATCAACAGGGATACCTTCTTACTCTCATGGAGCAACAGGTATCCAGACAACAACAAGAACTGCAGCAGGTATGTCAATGTTAATGGGAGCTGCAGCCCTAAGTATTAAAACAGTTATTAAAAATATTGATGACTATTTATTAAAGCCCCTAGGAGAATCTTTATTTCATTGGAATATGCAATTTAATGATGAGGCTCCACATATCAAAGGTGATTTAGAAATTAAAGCACAGGGAACATCTTCGTTGATGCAGAAAGAAGTACGTTCACAAAGATTAATGACATTTATGCAAACGGCATCTAATCCTGCTTTGGCACCTTTTGTAAGATGGCACACATGCTTAAAAGAAATAGCTAAATCACTAGACATCGATCCAGATCAATTAGTTAATGATCCAGAAAGAGCTGCGATTTATGCACAAATAATGGGGATGGCAAATGGAAATCAAAACAATACTACCGCTGCTGGAGGACAAGGTCAAATGGGACAGACTGGCCCAATACCTCCAGGAGCTTCGGCAACAGATACAACAGGAGCTGGAGGTGGCAACATTGGAACAGGATCTGTTCCGCTGCCAGGGGAAACTGGCTTTAGTGCGGCAGCTTCTCAATCTCCCAGAGGCCCACAAACGGAATAAGGAAAAATTATAAATGGTTGCACAATTAATTAGACAAGACGATGGTAGTTATGATTATGTAGAAGTAGGTACAGTACCTTTACCTAAGGTACCACCTTTAAGTATACCTGGTGAATTTGAAGCTTATGAAGGAGTACAGAAAAAAGATGAGTTAGTAAGTGCACCTTCTCTTACAGAACAAACAGAAAAAATACAAAGGGAAATACCAGGTCAGGTAGAGTTTGATGCTAGAACAGGACAGTTTACAACTGTAAAACCTGAAGCTAAATATCTTGAATACAAAAAACCAGAAATAACACCAGAGTCTACAGAGCTAACTGCTACAGAAAGGGTTATGAAAATGGCTGAAGCGACTAGAGTTCAGCCACCTGATTATTCTCAAATTATGAAAGATGCTATGGCAGCTAGAGTAGAAGCTATAAAACCAACTATAGCAGGACAATTGATTAAGGCAGGTAAAGATATAGCTATTAGTTATGTGACACGAGAAGTTTTATCTAAAACATTTGCAGGAAGATTGGCTACATCAGGAATGATGCAGGGGGGAATGGTAAATCCTTATGCAGCTGCAGGAATGGCTTTAATACAAACAGGAATTGGTGAGGACGTTGCTAAAGGTGTTGGTAAAGTTGCTGGAAAAGCTGTTAAAGCAGTAACGTCAGTAGCAAAAAGTGCTTGGAAAGCTGCTACTGGTGGAAGTGTTATTTGTAGTGAATTATATAGACAGAATTTAATTTCAAAAAAAGATTATAAAATTCATTGGGATTATACAATGAATAAATGGACTAAAGATGAATTAAAAGGATATTGGGTATGGGCAATGCCAACTGCTAAAAAAATGAAAACAAATAAATGGCTTACAAAATTCTGGTTGCACATAATGAAATATAAAATTCAATATGTAAAATATACTTTAGGAAAAGCTAAATTTACTTTAAAAGGATATATTTATAATTCATTAGTTGAACAAATAAGTTTATTAACCAGTAAATTTATAGTGAATAAAAAACCTAAAGAGGTATTAGTATAATGGCAATAGGACCTAGAAATAAAGTTACAACAACAGGAATGATGGATAAGACATCTTTTACTCCTGTAGCAGCTGATATGAGTGCATTACAACCACCACAACAAGTACAACCAACTCAGGCTGAGGTAACTCCTCCTGTACCTCAAGAAGGTCCATTAACTATAAAATACCCAGGAGTAAATGATTTATCGGATGAAGATATAGAAAGCTTAAACGCTGCTTTATCTCCATCTGTTAAAACAGCATTAAGTAAAATCTTTCCAGATTTAGCATCTACTATAGATCAACTTGGAACAGATGAACCTAATGTTATTTTTCCACTATCAATTGTAAAGCGATTTGCAATGCAACGATATGGTGGACAAGATGAAAATGAAGCTGTGCAAAATTTCTTGGCTGATGTAATCAGTCCTGATATTCAACAAGCTCAGATGGAACAACCAAACAATGTGCCACCTGGTACAGAACAACCTACTGAAACAGCAGGTTTAATGTCCAGCCCACAAAATATGGAGACAGTATAAGAGCTACCCTTATCCATAAGGCACTCAACCTAAAGAGGAAAACATAATGGAAACAAAAGAAAAAGAAGCAACGGCTTCAAAAGAAGCTGAAGCTCTTAAACCGAAGCTTGTCGAAAAACCTAAAGTAAATCCTTATAAAAAACATGATGACGAAAGTGATCCTGAAATTGAAGCATTTGCCAAAGGTGAATTAGAGAAGTTTCACAGAGAGAAAGCAGAGACAGCAACCGTTCAAAAGGACACTGAAGCATCAGAAGAAATTGCAAACTTAGATGGTAAGGCAACTCCTTCAACTGAACGCCCTGAAAATGCCGAAGAACGTGTCTTTAAGAAACGTTATGACGATTTGAAAAGACACTACGATTCTACACTCGGAAAGCACAAAGATGAAGTTCGGACTTTAAGAACTCAACTTGAACAATCATCAAAGCAGTTTATTCCTCCTAAATCCAAGGACGAATTAGAATCTTGGAGAAAGGAATATCCCGATGTTTATGAAATGGTTGAAACCATTGCTATGAATAAAGCGGATAGTCGAACACAAGAGATGGAGACTAAGTATCAAAATCTTCAAGTTCAACAGGAAGAAATTGTCAAAGAAAAAGCTGAAGTAGAACTTTTAAAATTGCATCCTGACTTTAATGAACTTCGTGCAAGAGACGATTTTCATGAATGGGCTGCAAAACAAGACCCTGTAATTCAGGATTGGTTGTATGAAAATACAAGCAATGCTTCACTTGCTGCCAGAGCACTTGATCTATATAAAATGGATAAAGGACTTGGTAAGTATAGTAAGAAAGAAGAACAGGATGTCAAAAAAGAAGCTGCTAAAGCTATTAGTAAAACTAAAAAGGCAGAAACATCAGATGCTCCTACAAAGAAAATCTGGTCTAATTCTGTAATTGCTAAGATGAATGTTCGTGAGTATGCGAAGCACGAAGAAGAAATCGATAAAGCTGTAAAAGAGGGTAGAATCCAACCTTAATAACAATAAATTGGAGGCTAACACATGGCTACAATGGGACTGGCTACTGGCTACCAGAATTTACCTTCGGGTAATTGGGTACCAGCAGTCTATAGTCAAAAGGTTCAAAAATTTTTCAGACGTGCATCAGTTGTTGAAGATATTACTAACACTGATTACGCTGGAGAAATTGAAAATTTTGGCGACACGGTAAATATCGTGAAAGAGCCTACCATTACTGTGAGCGACTACGCTCGAGGTCAAACTGTAAACACACAAACTTTGGCAGATGATAAGTTACAACTTACTGTCGACCAAGGTTCATACTTTGCGTTTAAAGTAGATGACATCGAAGAAAGACAATCACACGTAAATTGGGAAGCTCTAGCAACTTCTTCAGGTGCTTATTCACTAAAAAAGAACTACGACTATAATGTATTAAAACACATTTATGACAATGCTTCAACATCAGCAGCGAACACTGGAACAGATGCTTCGCCAATTGATGGAGATGCTGCGTCAGATACATTAGCAGATGTTATATCAGCTGCTAAGACAGTTCTTGATGGTAATGATGTACCAGAGGAAAACAGATGGTTGGTTGCACCGCCAGCTTTTTACAAGCAATTGAGAAAAGCAGCGGCAAAAATTATGGACCAATCAATAATGAATGATGGTTCTGCATCTTCTATGAGAAACGGTATGGTAACAGATAGACCTTTATTTGGGTTTAGACTTTACTCTACAAATGCAATCGCAGTTTCAAGTGGAGCAGCAGCATCTAAAACATTCGGATCAGCGGGATCTAATGAGTATGCAATCCTTTATGGGCACCAAGGTGCAGTTGCTACGGCAAACCATATTGCGAAAACAGAACTTATCAGAGACCCTGATTCATTTTCAGACATCGTGAGAGGCTTGCATGTTTTCGGAAGAAAAATTCTGAGATCAACAGGCGTTTACTCAGGTGTTATAACAGTAGGTTAATTAGAGAG